TCCTTGAGAACCAGTAGGACCAGTAGCTCCTTGAGAACCTGTGGGACCTTGTGTACCTGTTGATCCTTGTGAACCTGTAGGACCAGTTACACCAGTAGCACCTTGTGAACCTGTAGGACCTTGTGTGCCTGTTGCACCTTGAGAACCTGTAGGACCAGTAGCACCTTGAGAACCTGTAGGACCTTGTGTGCCTGTTGCTCCTTGAGAACCTGTTGGACCTGTTACACCAGTAGCACCTTGTGAACCTGTAGGACCTTGTGTACCTGTTGCTCCTTGAGAACCAGTAGGACCAGTAGCTCCTTGAGAACCTGTGGGACCTTGTGTACCTGTTGATCCTTGTGAACCTGTTGGACCAGTTACACCTGTAACGCCTTGTGATCCAGTTGCGCCTTGTGATCCAGTTAGTCCTACAGAACCGGTTGCTCCTTGAGTTCCTGTTGCTCCTGTTATACCTTCATCTCCGGTTAATCCTCTAGCTCCTGTTTCGCCTTGAGAACCAGTTGGACCAATAGCTCCTTGAGCTCCCGTTGCTCCTGTGATACCTTCATCTCCAGTTAATCCTCTAGCTCCTGTTTCACCTTGAAAACCGGTTGATCCTCTTGCTCCTGTAGTACCTTGTGCTCCTGTTATACCTTCATCTCCAGTTAATCCTCTAGATCCAGTAGGTCCTTGTGATCCAGTAGCTCCTTGTGATCCAGTAGCTCCTTGTGGTCCAGTTGCTCCTGTTGAACCACCACCTCCACCGCCTCCACCACCTCCACCACCTCCACCACTAGGACATGGAACAAAACAATCACACTCATCAGGAACATATGGTTCTTCATCACACCAATCACATGTATTACCACAATCACATTCATCAGGGCCAGTATAATCACAATCAGGGCATGGAACATAATATCCATTTTTATTACATGGATTATTACATGGATTAGCAATATAAGGGACACCATTTATATGAGACACTACTAAATTAGTCACTGTTATATTTTGACTTACTATATTTTGTGCATTTATATTACTCATTATATAAATGCAAACATATTTAAATTTAAATTATAATTAATTAAATTAATTAAACACTATAACTATATTAATTTGGAATTGGAAAAGGTCTTTGATTTTTTTCTATTACTAAAGGTTCTGGCATAAGAGTAGCATCTTTATCAAAGATATTTGCTGAATTTAATTTAACCGGTTCTGGTACGAAACAAGGAGCTGGATTAACTAAATTAGTAGAATTTATTCCAAATAAAAATGATTCAGTATCTGCTGCATTATATGATAATTTATTCCAAGGAATTTGGCCTGGTAATAATCCATTTCCAGCTAATCTTGTATTATGAGCAGCACCATATTGCGAATTTGGATATAATGTATAAGTCTCTGATTGCTTATATTGTCTTTGTTCTAAACAATAGTTTCCTGGTGTATTTCTATTACGAGTAGAAGCCATTTATATACAATTATATAATATTATTTACTAATTTTATCCAATAATTCTATATTTTGTTGTGATAACGTTCCAGTGTCTAAATATTCTGATACACAATTATGAGTTATGTACATATAATCATAAGAATACATTAATAATAATCCAGTTTGTTCGTCTTCAGACATTATTATAGTTGCCATTGTTTTCATACACTCTTTAAATGGTAAAAAATTTTTAATTTTGTCATATAATTCATTCATAACACAAGTAAATACTTCAAAATCATCATTAAAATCCATTAAAAAAATATTTAATAAATCTTCCTTATAAAGAATATTTCTAATAATATTTTTCTCTTCATCTGTCACATTATCTGTTTCTAAAAATATGTCATCTTTATGATATCTACATTCAAATTTAGTAGCATACATTTATTAAATTTACTACTATCTTTAAATAAATATTTTATTAAGTATTTATGCATATTGATATGTTGAATGCTTATTAAAATAATCTGTATCGCGAGTCAATTCTCTTGAAGGGACTCCACCACGAACCCATCCATCAGATGCGACACTTTCGATTTGATTAGCAGGGTTATTAATTCTTTGTTGAACAGCAGGTAATAATGGAGTTTGGTGATATTTAATATAACTCTTTTCACTTAAATTATTAATACTCTTTTTATTAACAAGTTGCTCACCTTGTTGAATTTGTGATTCCATAACAGGATTAACAGCACCGCGTCCTAAATAAGGAACTGTAGCAAATGGTCTATGAAATAAATCAATACGACATCTTGGATGTGTTTGAATTGTTCCAATTTGAAGTTTAGATGAATCATTAATATTACAACCACCTGCTCCGACTTGATATCCACCATTATACATGATACCAGGTTGAGTAGTAGCTAAATCAATTGGTTTTTTCATGGAACAATCAGAAGCAAAAAAATTTTGAGTCATATAATTACAAGCAGCAACATCTTGAATTGTATCTTGATCGACACAGCAAGAGTCTAAACCAATTCTTGACATATTAGAAAAAGTATATCCTGAGTAAGTAGCCATTATATATTATAATATACATTATTTTTTAATGAATATTATTTTTACTAAAATAATTATTTTGCTAATTCTTCTTTATCAAGTGTAACAACTTTTGATATATTTTTAATAATTTTATCTTCTTTTTCTTTATCATTATTGCCGGTACCACCCATAGTTTCAATAACAAGTTTACTATATTGATCAGAATATTTTGATTCACTGAAATTACAGCCTGGATATTTTTTTTTAAATTCAGGTAATAATTTTTCATTTTTATAAGCTATTTTTTTGATAGCTTTTCTTAGTTTATCATTGTCATTATCTTTTTCCCATTTATCTTCGTCTTTTATGTAGACAATTTCTCTCTTTTTATCTGTACAATGAATAGGTCTTTCACTTATGTCTAAAGATTGTAAATTAGAGGTTATTATATTTGATATTCCTTCTACATAACCTATTTCTCCTAATTTAATTAAATCTGATAATTGAAGTTTAATTGAATCTACAAAATCGGTTATGTTCATAGCATTTTTACATGTTTCATTTAAGAATACTTGTAAGTTAAATGTTTTATTATGGGAATTATTATTTACATTATTGGTGGTGTTATTATTAATTCCAGTTTTAGTCATTTCTTTAATAGTATCATATTGATTAGATACAACTGAATTTACTAAATCTTTTGTAAAATCTTGATTATCTTTGATAAGAGTTTTAATTATATTAAGTATTTCTGAAGTAGAAATATTATTTTCGGTAGAGGGTTTCTTATATATTTCTGAGCAAACTTTTTTATGTTTAAATAAGCTTTGTCTATGTTTATAAATATTTCCACATTCACACTCGAATAAATCTTGTATTTGTGGCGCGTTTTGCGCGTTTTCTGTCAGCCAAGCGTCAGCATTTGTCAGCCGCAAGTGTTTTTGGGTTCGAATATGTCTTTTAAAATCACTTTGTTTAAAGCATTTATAGTCGCATGTTTGGCATACTAAAATATCGGCGTTTTTTTGCGCTAAATTGTCAGCCATTTGTCAGTCTATATATGGCTGACAAAAAAAAACTCTAAGTAGTTTTTCAAAAATATAATAAAAATTTTACAATCACAAAAAAAAATTTTCAGATTAATTTGTGACGATAATTTTTCAACATCGTCACAGAAAAATTCGGTCAGTAAGAAGTATTTTGGGTTTCGGATTTTGGACATTTTTTTTGTCCATTTTTAAAAAGTTAAAATACTTTTCATTTTTCAAATTCCTCTTTTTTCTCTACATGTGTAGGAAAATTTTTCGGCCCTTTTTTTCAGAAATTCAAGAATTTCCCTTCATTATGTAGTATCTCGTCTTTAAGTAGGAAAATAAATATATTATTTTATATACTATATTTATTTCAAAGAATTAATAATTCCTTCTTCATAATAAGTATCGAATTGAATTATATTTTCAGACAAATCGTGTTTAAAAATAGGAGATTTTCTAAGCTCTTCAATATCAAACCCACTGATATCTAGTAAAACATTATCTACCGAATTAGTTGTTATTATAGAAGTTAAATCAACTTGGACTTTTGAAAAGCACAATGTTTTGTTAAAACAAAAAGCGGCCAAAGAATTAGGATATCCCTATAGGGATGAAATTTGGGTATATGATAGAAAAGGGAATAAAACTTGTTACAATTAATATAGTGTATAACGATAATTATCTTGCACACGAGCTATAGCACCTTCTGGAGTAGATTCCTTACCAGAAAATTTAAGATCATTGTATAAGTACTGGGCATAAGCGCCTTGATCATTTGCTACACGAGTATTTGGTGTCGAATAAAATACACGATTTGATTGATCTAATTCGAATTGCTGCCATAAGTCACCAAATAATTGCTTATTTGTATTTTTAATACCAGGATTCATCATCTGTACAGCACGTTTAACATTTTTAGTTATATCCTCATCAACATCTACATTAAAAGATGGAGGCGCAGCTTTTCTATTTGGATCATCATTAATCTGTGTCAATAAAACATTGCTAAATGGGTTTTTCTTATTTCCTTCCTTAAATTCTGTTCTTAATACAGCATCTAAAGTTACAGGATTTACAAATGATTTTGGTTTATTATCAAACATACCTGTCACTTCATTACCTTGTACTTCGAAATTTTCTAACATATCTTTTGTTAGTTTTTGTTTTCTCATATTATATAAAATAAATATGACCAATAATGTTATTACACCAACTGCTAATACTCTTTTTGACATAATTAATATATATCCTAAAATTGTTAGTAATATTATTAATCGAGTGATGGCATTTAATTTTTGTTCATAGCACATTGATGTTGTGGGCCATAATTCAAAGATATAATCTTTATTAAATAAAATTGTAGGATCATTGGACCAAAATTGTATTGTCATTTATATATATATAAATGTTTTAAAATTTTCTTAATTTTCTTCTTTTTCTCGTAGAGTGAATTATTTTGGATTTTGTATTCTTTTAATAGTTTAATGCTTTTTTCTATATTTTTTTCATTTTTCCTCCTGAAACTTTTGATAAGTCCAATCTCATATTATAATATAAATCTTCATCATCCTCATGATCTGAATGATAAACTTCTCTCTGACTTATTATTTCAAAACCAAATTTATCTCTATAATATTTGATAATATCACCTTTACATTCTAGAAATATATATTGAATTTCATTTTGTTTTCCAATTCTTATTAAAGTATTTATTAATTCTTGTCCTACACCTTGTCCACAATATATTTCGGGTGAACATATTCCTTCGAACATAATTACATTTCTTTCATCTTTTATATTAAATTCAAAAGATGAAGCACCTGCTACTTTTCCATCTAAATCTGCGTATAAAGTAATATCATTTCTAATTATACTTAAAAAATGTGTATAACTAATTGATGTTTCTTTTCTACAAAAATTAGGGTCAGCATTAATTTCATTATATACCTGATAAAATATCTTATCTCCAGTTCTAATACTCATATCAAATCAATTCCATACTTAGCTGTATTTTTTCACCTACTAGTACATATATAATATATTTGAATATTTGACATATATATTATATATTTATTTTTTTCCTTTATTCTTTTTATGTTGTGGTTTTACTCCTCTTGGTGTTCTTTCTGGTTTGTCTGTAGAATTAATAAAATTGAGTGTATCTTCAATAGTCATAGATTGTTGAGCTTGTTGAGCTTGTTGAGCTTGTTGAGCTTGTTGAGCTTGTAATTGTGCTGCTGCTTTAGCAATAGCATTTGCCTCTGCTTTTGCTCTAATCCTTTCCTTTGTCTTGGCCATTTTTAAACGTTGATTGAGTTGTGATTCCATTGCTCCAGTATTTACTTTACCTCCACCTAAACCACCTAAGCCACCCATACCCATATTACTTAACATTGACTGAATGTTTCCCATTCCTGGCATATTTTTCATTTTATTCATAATTTCAGTAGCTTCTTGGATCATTTCAGATTCTTTTAATTCGCCAGATTTAAGTTTAGAATCTAATTTATCACCAACTGTCTTAACTAATCCCATAATCTTTGTAGGATTTTTCATAAGTTTACTGAATACATCTTTCATATCAGTTGCGCCGTCAAAATCCATATTTAAATTAGCAGCTGTCTCTTCGGCAATTTCACGAGCCAATTGTCCAATTTTCCCATCTAACATACCTGTAATATGTTCATTAATTTGCTCAGCATTTGGCAAGTCACTTGGATTCAAACCTTCACCCAAATTCTCTCCAAGGTTTCCACTAAAATCAAATAATCCTTGTATTTGCGAGAGAGTTTCTTGAAGTTTAACTTTAAATTCCTCTTCATTAATAGCTTCAAATAACTTTGCGGTATCTCCAAACGCATCCTTATTATCTAATGTTCCAACAATTGAAAATAAAAGAAGTTGGAGATATTTCCAAATAGTTTCACGTGTCTTTTGTGAAATATCACAATGCCATAAGTTTTTGAAATGAATCTTTGGGAAAAATTCAGTATCTAGTTCTGATTCTTCCTTAAACATATCTTCATTTTGGTATAAAATATCAAAAAATCTTGGTGGTAATTTCTTCTTACAAAAATCAAAAAGAAGTTTTGCTGATTTTTTTTCTGATTTTTCATATGCTTTAATTCTATCTTCTTCTTCATCAATATAATTGAAATGTTCCTTGCTTTTCCACCACTTATCAATAAATGGAACATACTCTGGAAAGGTTGTCTTTAAATCCCCTATAAAATCTCTTATTACCTTTATAAATTCTTCAGGAACGGAATTTGTATTTTCTGACATATAATTTATTATATATTATTTTTATTTAAGTCAAACTTAAAACAAAATATATATTAAATAAAAATTATTTTAATCACACAATTGAGAAAGTTTGGTTAAATTTTGAATATACTTCATAACTTTTGCTTGATTTTCTGGTCCCATATTTTTAACAGGTTCTCTCAATCTATCGATAGATTCCATAATTTTGTCAGAACTAGCGGCAGTTGAAACATCTGAAGAATAATCCTTAGTTAAAAAAAATGAAATATCATTAGCTTCAATCTGAGCTTTATATTTATCGGCGATAAAAGTCTTCCAAATTTTAACAATCATCTTAGGATTGGCCTTTCGAATCATGATAAGAGCATTTTTTGCTGATAAAATATCAGGATCCTCAGGAAATACACTTTGAACATCATTTAAGAACTCAAGAAAATGGTCGTTGAACGCAGTTAAGATGTTAGACATTATTTATGTTAAATAATTCTTTTTAAACTAGTTTTATTGTATATTAATTTAATATAAGAATTTTAAGATTTATTTAAAATAAAAATACAAATATATTAAAAAGACATCGGTGGTCTATTACCAGTTATAGCTTTAATATCAGCATCTCTTTCTTCTTGCATTTTTTTTAGTCTTTGTTCCATTTGGTTATTTGCTACATCATCACTCATTTTTTTAGAACCCCTAATTGTAGTATTAAAATCATCACCTGGTCCAGAATTTGATACTTGACCAGTAAAAGCAGTATTTAAGTCAACATAATTGTGCATTTGTCTCATACCTCCATTACCCTCGGCTTTTAATTCGTCTGGATCTTGGTCTAAAAAACTATATTGATCTGATACAACATCTCCAAAACTACCTCCACCACCTAATGAAAATGCCATTGGCTCCATATTATTTTTTGTAGCCTGTCTTATTTCTTGTTGTTGTCTTGGTTTTAAATGTTGTAAAATTTGTTCTCCATATAATACTTGATAACCTTTTGTTAATAATAACAATGCTGGAACTTTTGTTATATTTTCAGGTAAAATAATCTTTTGACTATTTTCTAAAATGATATAGGTTTTATTATTAGTATCCTTAACTCTTTTATCAATACATATGAAATGAATATCTTTTTGAGAATCTGATTTCGATAAAAGCTGTAAATATTTTTTACATACTTCACAATATTTGCTGTAATATAAAATACAACTCATCTTAATATATACTTAGTTAATTCAAAATTATATTTAACTCATTTTAAAAAAAAATGAATTAAATTATTAATTTAAATATAATCATATATTAGATATAATGCAAGCACAACCAATAATGAATGATTCTTATTCGTCTGGTGAATATGTTGTTCCAGTTACTCCACGTGTAGATCTCATATCGAAATTAAATGATGATGAGCTGAAATTTACACTTAGTGGAGTGAACGTAAGTATCGCTAATAGTATTAGAAGAATAATTTTATCAGAAATTCCAATCATAGTTTTTAGAGTTTCGCCAAATGATAAAAATAAATGTAATATTATTACAAATACTTGTGGTCTAAATAATGAGATTGTCAAACATCGTTTGAGTTGTATTCCAGTACATATTAAAGATGTTGAAGAATTTCCATTAAAAAATTATATTTTAGAATTAAATGTTGAAAATAATACTGATACAACAATTATAGTAACTACAGAAGATTTTGTTGTTAAAGATTTAGTATCTGGTAAGCCATTACCAAAGGATAAAGTTCGTGAAATTTTCCCAGCTAATGATATTACAGGTGGTTTTATTGATTTTGTAAGATTAAAACCAAAAGCTGCTCAGGAATTACAAGCTAAAAAGATTCATTTAACATGTGAATTTGATAAAGCAACTGCTAAAGAAGATGGAGCATATAATTCTGTATCAACATGCTCATATGGTAATACTATCGATGATGCGGCCCAAGAAGCAAAATTGGCTCAGTTAAAACAAAAATGGAAAGACGAAGGAAAGAAGGAAAATGAAATTGAATTTGAAGCAACAAATTGGAAATTATTAGAGGGTAAACGTATTTTTAAGAAAGATAGTTTTGATTTTATTATTCAAACTATTGGTATTTATACTAATGTCGAATTGCTTGTTATGGCATGTTCAATTATGATTGAAAAATTAAATAATTTGGATACAATTATTCAAGAAGATAAATTAGATATAAAAGTATCTGAAAATACTATGAAAAATTGTTATGATATTACTCTCGAAAATGAAGATTATACTATCGGAAAAGTAATTGAATATTCTCTATTAACATTATTTTATGAATCAAGTACCTTATTAACATTTTGTGGATTTAAAATGTTACATCCTCACGATTCATATAGTTTAATTAGAGTTGCTTACAAGGAGCCAGTAGAAATTTCAAATATTAAAGGTAATTTAGTAATATCAATAAATTATTCTTCTGAAATATTTAGTAAAATAAGGAAAGAATTTTTGAAATTAGTTCCACGTTAAAATTTCATTAGAAATATATAAATATATTTCTTTTTAAAATATAATTATATAATATATATGAGCAATCCTTGGGGCGTAACTTTAAGGAAAACTGGTTTAAATGAACAACGTTTAAGTTCAGCACAATCTCAGATAGATGATTTAAATAGAAGACAATCTGATATTCAAGATTTATCAATGTCAAATATGGGTAAACAAAATATATATGAAGATAGACAAGGTTCTTTAGCAGCAGATGCTATGATGGGACAACAAGGTAGAATACCTATAAAAGGTGGTAAATTAAAAAAAAAAACAAGAAGATATAAAAAATCTAGAAAATCTAGAAAAAATAGAAAAACAAGAAAGCATAGAAGATATTAATTTATGAATTATCAGCAACTATTATGTCGACATTTCTCTTTCTCATTTGAAAATTCAAAGAATACATTAATAATGATGGATGTAGTTCATTAACATATTTTTGTACAAAAGTAGTATTTACAAATAATTTTTTCTCTCTAAGTTCATTCATATAAAGCTGATGAATATTGAACATATGAGTTCTATATTGTTCTGAAAATTCGATAAGTGGTTTTTGTTTCTTAATATAACATGATACATAATTAGAGTATAATGTATTAGTAAAAAGATGTACTTGATCTCTGAAGACAGAAAATTCTTTTTTATTCTCTGGATAAAACTTCAAGAAATCCTTAACTTTACCTTCTTTTCTAAGACATAAATATTGATATTGTAACTTAGGTTGATTGCCTCTCAAATTTCTAACCTGTTCATATACAGGATTTCTAATTTTAGTTCTTTCGCCTGTATTCTTATTATGAATGACTACACCAACTATATCGTATGATGTATTCATTGATCCATATTTTTCAATTAATTCAGAATATTTATTAAATTCATAAATTTGTGGAAATTTAACTAATGTTCCTAATTCACTAAAAATTTGTTGATATTCTTGAGCATCAAAACAATCAATGGTGACATTATTAGGTGTGTTATTAATTTTATATACACCAACTAGATATAATTGAAGCTTAGAAAAAGGTACAACAATTCTATTTTCAGGATGTTGAAGAACAAAACTATAACATAATTCTTTTTCTAATTTATTAATATCTAATTTACATTCAGTAGCGGCTTCCATAAACATCTGTCTAAATGTCTTTGAATTAGAAGATTTAAAAAATCTAGAAGTTGCGCCGACATTACTACGTGTAGAAATTTCCCAACTACCAGTAACTCCGATAGTTGGATCAAAGAAAACATTAATCATTGTTCCCTCTAAAAATTCTTGAGCTTCAATACCATCTGTATTTTCGGAATATTTCTTAATAAAAATATCAGCATTATAAGATTTAGGCGGTGCAAAACTAACAACTTGATTAGTAGAATTTATAATAACAGAACGACACAAACCATAAGATGGAATAAGATCAACACATAAAAAATTCTTATCATATATAATAACATTATAATATGAATTATTAGTTCTACATTGAACTTTATGAAATTTTAGTATATCTGAATTTAGTGTATTATTATAATCTGGTTTAAGTAAATCATTAAAGCCAGGAATTTCAGACAGATTGTAAGTATGTTTATTCATTATTCATAATTATTAAATTGTCTTTAAACTATATTTTATAATGATAATTACTTAAGTATATTAAAAAAATCTAATATAATTATAGAACAATGTCTGAACAATTAAAAATAGAACATCAAAAACAAGATATAGAATTGGAACTTCAATTAGGTGATGTAATTCATATTACAAATCCTGTTAATGAAAATCTAAATGAACAAACATTTATAATTGATTATATTGATAGTTCAAAAACTTATTTAATAAATACAGATACACTAAACAGAATAAAAGTAAAAATATCGGAAGATGGTATTTTAGGTGATGGTAATATTAGTAGGATTGAAATACTTAGTAGAGCAGATTCACCAAGTTATGCTAGACAAAATGGACTACTTCCCGGTAAATGGATTAAAATATATTTTTCTGATCCAAATCCAGCTATTATTGTTGGTGAAATTACAAATTTAGAAGAAGATATGATTGAAATAAGAACAACTGATAAAGATGTTATATATATAAATTTTGATTATAAAGGTATACCAGAAAATCTACCAATTGATAATATAGAAATCATAAGTAAACCTGTATCACCTTTAAAACAAACACCTATAATAGAAGAAGGTGAATTAGCTATACCTGAACTTGAAGAGGAAAAACAGGCAGTAGATGTAGAAGAGATTCAAGTAAATGTACCTGTAAAAGATGTTAAGGATCAATTAAGAGAAATCATAGTTAAAGCTGATCAAGTTATTTTTGGAGATGAAGAATTAGGCCCAATTGTTCAATTTGTGGATGTATCGACAAAATTTAAAAGATTTAGTATTGAAGAGCAAGTAAATGATTTATTAGATGATCTTCTTTCGACAATTCCTAATTCACAAAGAACACCAAGAGTTCTTAATAATATTCATACTATGATAGAGAGATTTAAACAATTGAGACAAGCATTTTCAGATTTTGACCAATATGGAAATGTTGATGGTGTATTTGTTAAAGAGGCATCTTATAAACCACTTAGCATATGGTTAAAAAATTTTAATAAAAATTTATATTGGATATTACCTGTTGTTAGAAATATTAAAAAGGTATATGATACTGAAAATATTGATGAAGAAAATAATGATATTATTAATTTAAGTTTGTCAAAAGAAATACATGAAATGAGTGAATTAATTAAAAATTATCAATCAAATGATTTACCAGCAGAGAGTAATAAATATACTGCTCTATATTCAGATTTAGAAAAATATTTTAGACCTTTTGAATATCCAGATGAAGATAAAACAAATGATATAATTCATGAAAATTATGTAAAGGCAGATCTAAATGTAGTTATTGACAACTTAGAAGATTTTTATTCATCAGTATTTAATAACAATATGATTAGGAATAGACGTTTTGTTATATCAAAATATCTACTAGCAAGTACAAAGTTACAAGCAACTGATATAACATCTTCAAAAATGACAACAATTAGAGTTAAAATTTCAGATGATGATATAATGTCTATTAGATCAATAATGACTCTCCCCGAACCAACTATTCGCTTCTCAAGAATTAATCTTCCAACTACAGATATATTATCAAGAGCTAATTTAAATCAAATATTTTTAAATTATTGGGAATTTTTAAAGAAAAGGACAAATGTAACAGATATTTTTGTTGAAACTTTTGAACATGAATTAGAATTAGATGAAAATGAATTTGTAAGTGGAATAAGAAATTATATAATAAATATGCCTTCTGAAGAATTACGTGGATTAACGAGAAAAGAGTTGTATTCAAAATATGTTGATACAATTGTTCCAAAAACTCGCGTATTATTTAATTTAATGAAGAAATATATAAAAGGTAAATTATCGATAGTAGATGTAATTGGTTATTTAGAACCATTTTTAGTTTATACAGATGATTTAACATTTAAACAATACCAAGAAATTGTACAATTTATAGATTTAAAAATTTCGGAATATAATAAAGAAATGATTCAATTTTCAAAAATTTTTAAAACAATATCAACTATAAAACAAGTTCCTATAGTAAAATCAAAAGCATTTAGTTTATTAATTTTAATAAGTCAAAAAAATATATATGATGTTTTTGAATCAGGATATCAATTACATCATCCAGAAGAAAATATGACTAATTCGGAAATCTTACGTAAATTATTATTAAAAGATTATTCAAAATTATATACATCAACTATATCATATGAAAATTTAGAATTAATGTTTCCAAAAAATGTAAGTGATATTTTTGATGTTGAAAAAAAATATAACGATGATAAATTAAAGGATGAAGAAAAAAAAGATAAATGTGAAAATATTACTATAGCAAAAATGTATACATCATTAGAACAATTACAAAATGATAATGATAGATTAATTTATTTTGATAAAAAATACGATAAAACAAATTATGGAATAATGGAACAAGAAAGTAAAAAGGGTGGTTATCAAGAAGAAGTCTTGAATTTGACACCAGAAAAACTTAAAGAATATATAACTCAAGATCAAATGAAAAAAAATAATTTAAAAGAATCTGATGCTATTTATATTGCTGAAACATTAATTGATGGAATTAAAAAAGTTATTGATGGTCAATATGCTGTATTATATAAGGGTTATTCTGAAAATATTTTAGATGAATCAGATTATTATGTTAGAAAAGATAATAAATGGGTTTTAGATAAAGAATTATCATCTGAAAAAAATAAAACAGACGAATCTTCTATTATTTGTGATTTACAAGAAAAATGTATAAATATACCTACTAAAACTGATGATAATTGTCAAAGTATGAAAACAGCTGAATTAAGCTTACAAAATTCATTACTTACAAGTATAATAAGTGAGTTTGACACAAAATATAAACTTTCAAGAGAAGATTTTGAAAAAGAGATAAAAGAAAAATTCGAATATTTTATGTCAATAATGCCAATTGTATCTAAAATCGAAAGTAATTTTTTATTAAAATATAACAATCAGAAATATAGATTAGGTGCGAACTTAGAAGACGATTATAAAAATAATATTACATCACCTTTCACTCAACTTCTTGATATAATTTTAATTCAAAAAGATTTTGTCAAAAAACAAAATGACATTCTTAAATTTGCTAATAAATTTACGAGACCAGGAAGCAGTGGATTTATAGGTAAACCTGAAACAAACCATTGGTTATATTGTATTAAGACAAATGTTCCTTTATTACCAACATTTAAAAAGGAATTGGCTGCTGCTTTTGTTGATTCACAATTCACTTATAAAGCAGTTTTAAATATAATAAAATCAGAAATTGGTCAACTAAGTGATGATGGTGATTGGTGGACAGATAAATATACAGGTTGGCCAATTTGTCCAGGTGATTTTGATACTGAGGAAGGTTATGATGAAGGTTTTAAGATTGTATCAAGATCTGTAATTGAAGAAGAAGCTGGAAATAAAATATTGTCTGCTACTACAGAAAAAACTATAAAGTATATTACACCAGAATCAATAATGATAAATAACATAGTGAATGCTTTATCTGTAGCAATGGGTATAAATATTGAAACACAAAAAGAATTTATAATTAATTGTGTTGTTGAAACAATTAAAACAAATGTGGAAAGCGAAAGTGATTATAAAGAATTAATAAAAACAGCAGCGCAAAAAGGAAAAAGTATCATGTCTTATAGAGACTTTTTTAATACTTCTCTCCTTTATTATACATTAGGAATGTATTTAATTGCTGTTCAAACACTAATTCCTTCAGTTAAAACTAGAAAAACACATCCAGGTTGTGTTCGTTCATTCACTGGATATCCATTTGATGGCAAAGGTGATTATAGTAGTGTTGCTTATTTAGCTTGTGTAACATATGATATAAGAGATTCTGGTGAACCATGGAATATATTGAAAAAAACAAATGCTCAAAAAATTCAAACAAAAATTCAACAAACTATAGATAGTTTGCTTATTGAATTACCTGAGGTTCAAAGAAAATTAGCAGAAAAAACAGAATATTTATTAACAAATCCATCAAAAGATATTCCTGAAGAACATGATATATCAAAATGGTCAGATTTTCTTCCACCACTTATTCCATTCAAGATAAAACACTTAGTAAATATTTCTGATGAATTTAAAAGAAGTCTCGTAAGTGATTTAAAAAATGGTTCTGAACATCAAATAGAAAAAATATTGGTTATTGAATCAAAAATAATACAATTCTCTCTAGCTATTCAAGAAAGAATTCAAGAAATTGTTAAACAACACAGAGTTCTTCTCCATACTTCGAATAATGAACCATATCTTGAAAATGCTTGTTGTGATAGTAAAGAAAATGAGAGTGTTGTAAACTATTTTATTAGTCGTAATAATCAAATTTCAGATTTCAATAAAATTGTTGAAAAACTTTCAAATATATTAGATGATGTTAGAGCTAATACTGAATCATTAATATTTTATAGCAATATTAACACAAAAAATGTATATCCTCAGATTTCCAATACATTTAATGAAAAGACTATTTATTTAGCTTTTATTTTTTACTGCAAATTTAAATCTTTGATTCCGATTTCTGAAAAATTATTACCTCTATGTACAAATAAACCAGATTCTGTATTAATTAATCCATCAGATACAATTGAAAGAATTATACAAAAACTAAAAGAAGATGGTAGAAATTATACTGATAGAGATTTTTTAACACTTATTCAATTAATTAGTAGAGAGAATATTATTAATATTAATATAGATGATCCGATAATTTCTTGTGTCGCAAAATTATTAAAATTATTGGATAGTATTTATGAAGAAAATAATGAAGACGAAATTATTGAATTAGCATTAAGAGACTTGATAAGAAATGCTATTGATACATTTGATATTGCTTCAGAAACTATGACACCACAAGTAAAAGAATTAAATAATTATTTAATTCGTACAAATGGAGAGATGACAAATGAGTTAGTTGATTTTGTTCAAAAAAATAGTGGTTCTAGAGTAACACGTAATTCTATAAGAAAATTTGTTAATACAATTAAGAATTTATCTGTTTGGGTATATGATTCTTCAAATAGAAATGAAAATAAAATTTCGAATGACACCATGTACAATGTAGCAAATTTTTATAAAACATTTATAAGTAATTTTGTAGATGTATTTCCAAATATTATATTAAATAAAGTAAACTATGATAATACACATATACCAAGTTATTATGGATTTTCTAAAAATCATTCAAATAAATTAGTTAAAAATATTTCAGAATATTTTGATAAACTAAAACCATTTTATGGTATTCCAACATTATCAAAAATATTAATTACTATTCAAAATTTATGTAAAAATATAATTAGAATAGCTGATTCAACACCTTGTTTTTCTAGTATTAAAAATGAAGATAAAATACTTAAAGGAGTAATAGATGAGAGAACTAGTAGATTTTTATTTGAGTATTACTTACTAAGAATTTTAATTTGCTATATTGAATTAGCTGATAGAAGTGATATGATTGTAACAGAAATAAAGAGATCATATGATGTTACAGATCTCTTTTCTGTAGATTACATTGAAGATACTGATACCAGAATTGATTTAGGAATGACATCTGAGACAAAAACTGATAATGTAACAAGAAGAGGTAATTTAAAACAATTAAAGGAACAAACAGCTGATTTACTTATTGCTTTTGTTTGTATATTAAGTATTGAAAAAGATACTATTGATACTACATATGAAGAAATTCAAGATAAAGTATTTAAATTAAAAGAGAGAGAAAAAGATATGGTGACAGATAGATTAAAAGCTATGACAGATGAAGAAAGAGATGCTGATACTATATTAAAGATTACAAAACAAGGATTATATAGTAAAGGTTTACAAAAGGGTTTAACATTTTATGATAAAGATTTTTACAATGAAGAACAAATTCTTAGAGATGAAATGGAGAAAGCAGAGAGAAAAATAAGAAAAAATAAAGGTGCTCTTGATGAAGATATTGATATTTTGGTTGATGAATATTTAGAAGACCAAATAAATGCTATTGATATAGATGCAGATGCTTATGGTATAGAATATTTAGGTGAAGACTTTGAAGATGGTAATTATACAGGAATTGATGCTCCAGAATATGATACATATCGTGATGAAGAGTAAGTATTTAGACAAATATAATTATAAAAAATAGTTTATAATTATATATTAGATGTATAAAAGATATATTAGAGAAAATATTACATTAATAGCAATTATTTTATTTGTTATTATTTTTGGAACAATCCAAATGATGAAACCAGCATGTTTCTATAATAGAGACGGAAGTATTCGAGAATTTGGAATTGGCTATAGAAATAAAACTATTTTACCTATTTGGTTATTATCATTAGTATTAGGTATATTATGTTATTTAGCTGTATTTTATTATGTAAATTCTAACAAAATTTTTTAAAAGGTGTAATAAAAATGGTGTTCGTATTTAGCATATACATCATCTTCTTCGGGAACACCATATATTTATCTTTCACTCTGTTTTTTAATTTATTATATAATTAACTGGTAATTGTATATGTAGTTGATATTTGTTCTTGTTTATCCTTAGCTTTTTGTTCTTGCTGTAAGAATTTTTGGTAATTAGCCTCCATAGTTTTTGGATTGGTGTTACAACCACGAGTTGTAATTTTGAGTTGTACAATTGAAGTAAGTAACAAACCAGTGTACATATACCACATTGCTTCTCCAATATTATCTCTAGTAACAACTAATTCGAATAAATCGTTTTGTATTTTATCAGCTTCTAGACCCCCATTCTTATATTTATCTTTCATTAATGGAGTAAGAATTCCCCAATATTGATCAAAATTACTTGGTACTATTTGATTAATTAATATGGAAGTATTTCCACATATTTTAATTATAGCATCAGCGGCAGATTCAAGTGCTTCTTTCTTTTCTGGTGTCATATCAGTTTCTTTGGTCATCTTGTTTTTAATTTCTTGATTGATTAATAATTCTGTTAGCAATTTAGTAGCTTGTCCAGAAACATAATAATAACCAACAACATCAGAAAAAGCACTTTTAAAACCAGGATAAAGAGTTAATACTAAGACTAATACACCAAATATTAATATCCATGGTAAAAATGTCAATACACCAGCAGCACCCATATTTTCAGTAATATTTCCTCCACATGAACTAGCAATAATTGATGAGTTAACTATAAATTGTATAACAATAACAAGTAATATATATATAGCTAAATACATATAACTATTACTAATGTATTCTTTATATTTTGGTTTATCTTTGTAAAGCGTATAAGGTAATGCTGGTTTTAAAGCCAAATAATAAAAAAGTGTAGTTAATAAAAAAGTTACAATATTTAAATATGAATTTGTCATATAGATAATATGTATAATTTAATTTAAAATTTTAACTATATTAAATATGAATTTCGAAGAACAGGGATGGGGTCCGCCTAAACCAATATTAACTGAACCAGGAGTTAAATATTTTTTAAATAATGCTTTAAAACAATCTCATATTATTAGAGAGAAATTTTATAATACTATTTTCAATATTGGCATGTTTATTTTATTTCTTCTTGTTTTAGGAGGTATTCTTATATATAAATATAAAGGTAAATTAACTCCAGTAGAAATTGCGCAAAAAAATAAAGAAAAGCAGCAATATATTTTGGAGAGAATAAAAAAATTTCAAATAGCTAAACAAAGAGCACATCAAGAATTAATTACTGGTTTACCACATTGGGAAAATGAATATGATATTATTCATTCAAGACCAGGTATTTAAAATTTATCATGTTATTTGCTTAAAAATTAATTTATTAACTATAATATATAATGTCAGAAAGCGAAGATACAAGTGATTTAATGAATGAAAATTTTCCTGATTCAGAAAGTAAAGAAAAAGATATTCAAATTAAATTAAATAGAGATATTATAATTGAATCAGATAGTGATAATGCTGATTCAGAAAGTGAGGAATATGTATTAAAGCCAAAAAAAAAAAAAATATTATCGAGTAATATTAAAATACCTACTGATTTAAATAAAGAAATACCTAGTGTAGAAGATGCTATAAATGAATATTATAAGTTAAAAGACAAATTTGAAAGTCAAATTAATACAAATAAGAGAAAAATTATTAATAATCCAACACTTAGTAATAAAGAGAAGCGTTCAGAATATCTAAAATTAATGCCAAAATGTATTAATTGTAAACGTTCATCTAAAAAAGGGACTATATTCTCAATAAATTATCATCCTGCTGATGATAAAATTTCAGAACATAGAGTATTTAAAGTAATTTGTGGAAATTTAGTAGATCCATGTAGTTTACATATTGAAATAAATATTGGAATAAAAAATATGTTAGATCAAGAATTAGAGACAATAAAAAATGATATTAAAGAAGCAAAAAATAATATAATTAATGATAAAAATAAATTATTATTTGGTTTGATTACTACTGAGGGTGCTCTCGAAAATTTTGATTCAAATAAAGAATATATTTCTGAATTAACAAGTATTTACGAAAACTACTTAAATATCTGGAATAGAGAGGTAGATAATGCTGAAAAAAAACTAGAATTAGATGAAGCATTAATACAATCATATGATACAATAAATACTATAAAGGATTGTATTAAAAAAATGAATGAAAATAATAATACACGTTTTGCTGTAGAAGCTGCTAATATTTATCATACAAATTTACAACCATTATTAAATAAAATTAGGAAACTTAAGTATGAAAAGAATGTAGTTTTTAATGATGATAATAATAATTGTATATTAATACAAAGAAAATATTTAACATATAATATATTAGTAAGTGTATATACTGATAAAGTAGTTGCTTATGATGTAGGTTTTAAATCAACTGGTAGAAAGAAAAAAATAGAACTATCTGTTGAATCTGATAGTTTAGAAAAAGAATCAGAACAAAAAGAATTAACAATAAAAATCAAAAAACCTGATGAAATTGTAGATGAACCAATTATTGGTGAAGGTTTAGATGGAATTGATTGGCATACTAAAGAATATAAATATTTGTGGTCTAGATTATCTCCTCAATTAAGAAATGAATTTAAAACTAATATAGATTGGATGAATGATTTTATGTATAAATGTGTAAATGAGAGAATTAATCATGGTTCACAATGGAGTGGTTGTAAATTACCAACACCGCCTAATATAGTTATTCCACCAAGAGAAATGGAAAATGGACAATATGACTTTGGTATTTCAATTTATAATAAAGCATTTAATAGACAGCCTAAAACATTACAAAAAACATATTTAACTTTTTATAAAGAAGATCCCCAAACAAAAGAACGCAACTATAATATGTTAATAGATGCTATGAATCGTTTAGTAGAAAATGAAGTAAACTTTGGTAGAGGTTTTTTCTAAGATAATAATATATGATATTAAATTATATTTCTCTACCAGTATTTTTAATAAGTTTCGCAATTGGTCTTTTATTTATTTATATAATGGGACCAGAAATGAAAACAATTTATATTTATCCTAGTCCTGAAAATGTGGATAAGATTTTGTTTAAGGATAAAGCAGATAATTGTTTCTATTTTGAAGAAGAAAATGTTGACTGCCCAAAAGATGAAAAATTAATATCAAAGATACCTATACAAGCTTAGAAATATATTTTAATATTATAATATAAATGCAAATACATTTTGGAAAGTTTGTACATAGTGAAAGGGGTAAAATAATAATGTCTGTTATACTTGGTTTTGGTTTAGCATCTTTATTTAGAAATGTGTGTAAAGACTATAATTGTCTTAATTTTTATGCTCCACCTTTAGACGAATTTAAGGATAAAATTTATAAAAATAAAGAAAAATGTGTTAAATATGTACCTGTTGCCACAAAATGTTCATTAAATGCTAAAACAATTACATTTCAATAAATTATTCACCTTTAGAAAGGTAGAAATTTGCGTAATTATTGTAATCAATCATTCTTTACAATAATTATGAGTGATGCAACTAGTATTTTAGATTTACCAACTGACCCTGTCGGTGGAGGAAATGTTAGTAATAATATTACTATATCAGCACAAGAAAAACAATTGGCTCAATCACAACAAACGGGAGGACCAGGTATGTCTTTAGATCAAACCACAATAAATCAAATTGTGAATGGTTTACAACAAGCCACTTTAGCAGGAGCAACTCAACTTCCCTCAAGAGATATACCTATCACGACAAATAGTTTAAGTCTCGATCCACAAGTTATGCCAAATTATGTACCACCCCCACCACCCCTACACCAAGATTATATTAAAAATTATGAACATACATCTGATATGGTAAACAATTATAATAGAGGTAAACAAATGAATGATTCATTGGATGATATGTATAATGAAATTCAAACACCAGTTTTATTAGCTGTTTTATATTTTTTATTTCAGTTACCATTTTTTAAGCGTTTTTTTTATGCTTATCTTCCATTTTTATTTTCAAATGATGGAAATTATAATATAAATGGTTACTTATTTATTAGTGTTCTATTTGGATTATTATTTCATTTTTTAATGAAAACAATCTCTTATTTTGGAACGTTTTAAATATAAATCTTCACTAGTTTACACACTTGAAGATTTTAGAACTTGTAAAAACCGCACCTTCTAATAATTTTGCCAAATATACTTAAAATTTATTTATTATTTTAAGTATATTGTAATGCGTGTTAAAAGTGAATTGTATAAAAAAAAAAGCAGGAAGAAATAGTTGATAAATATGTATTGAATTGATACAACTAAAAATAATGTTACATGAATGATGCTTTTTTATAAAATTAAAACAGGAGATCTAAAAAATATAAGTTAATTACGTTATATTTATTGAATTCATTTAAAAAGTAATTATATGATTGACGAATATGTAAATAGATTAATAGAAAATTTACCAGAAGAAAGTAAAAAATTACAACATATAGATTTAGTTTTAGATGGTGGAATGTTTAATGGAAGTTATCTTGTAGGTGCTCTTTATTTTTTAAAAGAAATGGAGAAAAGAAATTATATTAAAATAGAAAGAATTTCTGGATGTAGTATAGGTTCTATAGTTGGTTTTTTATATTACATTGATGCTCTCGATATGATGCCAAATTTATATAAAATAGTTAACAAAGAGTTTAAGACTAAACATACATTAAATACTTTAAAATGTCTTAAACAATATTTAAATGAAAAAATACCTGATGATATATGCTTGAAAATAAAAAATAAGTTGTTTATTTGTTATAATGATATAAAAAAAAGAAAAAAGGTAGTAAAGTCTAATTATAAAAATGTAGATCACTTAATTGATACAATAGTTAGATCATGTTACGTTCCATTTTTAATTGATAATAATATGATTTATAAAAAAAAATATATAGATGGAATAAATGCTTATATTTTTAAAAAACAAGAAAATAGAAAAATTTTACATATGGAATTATTTGGTTATGACAAATTTATTTATGCTATAAATATTAAAAATGAAAAAAATAATTTTCATAGGATATTATCTGGTTTATTAGATATTCATGATTTTTATATTAAAAAAACTAATACACCTATGTGTAGTTTTGTAAATGATTGGAGTGTAATGGATAAATTTAATTATAGTCTCAAACTTATAGGAGAAAATATATGTTTATATATTATTTATACAATAATCTATCTAAAAAAATTTGTACCTGAAAAAATTAAGGATAATTTTGTAATTAAATTAGCAACAAAAATAGTTTTTGATTTATTTAGTACAATTTTAGAAACTTATTGTTTATAAGTTTAAATTATTATTTATTTGTAAGATATCAATATAATAAATGGATATTGATATCACAGATTCAACATTTTCTTTAGATGTTCCTAAAATCAACCATGTTATGAGTAGTGGTGAAGGAATTTTAAGTTCAGATTATATGATGTATATTTATGTTGGAGGTGCTGTTTTAGTTATTTTAATTGGTATTATTATTTTTAAATTTTATCAAAATAAAAAACAAAATCAAAATGATGAAGATTGCTCGGGAGGTTTTTGTACAATGAATCAAGCAAATAGTTAAATTTAGTAAATATTTTTCTTATTTTTTCGAGTTTTAGAACCATTCCCAAAGGGATTAAAAATTCCTGTTTTTTTACTTTTTGATTTCTTTTTTTTGTTATTTTTTCTCTTTACTCTATTATTATTTTTAGTTATGTCTTTATTACTTTCATCAGGTTTATAACTTAAAAACCATTCCTCAAACATTTTTTTATTACCAGATTCTTTAAATTCTTTATATTTTGCTGCTTTTTCTGCTTTGATTTCTTCAATTGATTTTTGATGACCATAACATGTAATACTAAAACGTTTTAATAGACCTTTTTGAGCCAATCTATTTTTTTGTTGTACATCAAAAAGAAATTTTGACATACAAAGTATTCTATCAATAAATTCATTATAATAAGGTTTATCAGCATACAAAAATGCCAAATAAAAACTTAACATAGTATCAATTGTTGCCACTTTAAGTTTTTTACCATTTATCATTAAAATATTATAACTATGACATCCAATAGGTCTATAAATAAAAAGAATAGTATCGTTACCTATTTTAACTTCATAGTGTTGAGGAACAATCTCACCAACAGCTTGTTTTTTAATTATTTTTACATGTTTAATACCATTATCATCTAAACGTTCTTTAATTATTTCTGCTGTTTTTTCAGGATTGTTAGACAAAACATCAAAATCAGCTATATTTTCTAATTTTTTCTGTAAATTTTTTGGCATATATTGTGAGTAAAGAACATTAGCAAATCCACCAAAAAATACTACTCCTTGATTTATTAATGTATTCTTAACAGTTTCATAAATTTTATCTTCATTCTCTCTATTTTCCATTTCACGTTGAAAGTCAATGTCATTACAATTAATATCTGTTATAGGATAATTCTTATTTAAAAGTGATAATCTTTTTAATACTTTTTCCCATCTGCTAATATCACCTGCTGGTCTAGATAATTCAAGATACATAGACATTCTTAAAAAATTAGGTGGAGCATATAATATACCATCAACGCTGATAGCATCACTTTTAACAACATTATATATTTCTTTTGGTATATGAGTAATATCAGCAACAGCCATGTAATTAACAAAAACTTTATATGTCCCATAATGTTGTCCAGATTTTGCTTCTACATCTAAAAACCCCTTTTTATAATAAATATCAGCTAATTCTTTAGCATCGCTTAATGCATTTTGAGAGAAGAAATCGTAGTCAGGCACTTCAATTTCTTTATTATAAAATCTATCTTCTTCTGGTAATATATTGTTAATAGCTGTTCCACCGTAACAAACTAGTTTTTTATGTCTAATAAACTCTTCAACAATATCTATTATTTTTTGTACATCATCTGAATTTACAACGCGTCTACCCATTTTTTCTTCAGCTTGATCAACTGCCATTCGTAATACTGCTAATTCGCAATCCGCAAATGATAAATCTTTACAGACATTTTTATCTTTAGGCATTCCTATATTATTTAATTAAAATAAAATTGAATAATACAATAAATTAAATACTAAAATATTAAAAATTAAAACTATAATAGTCGGTTGATGAATTTCTAGTAGCATAAGAGTACTCGGGTTTTTGTGGTGTTGGAGCTGTAACTGTAACTGGTTGATATCTTAAATCAGCTGGTTTAAGAGCAAAAGCATATCCTGCTCTATCAAAAAATAAAGCATTTTCCATAAGATTATTATCAACTAATTGATATCTTATTGCTATCATTTGACAACCACTTGCTCTACAAACCATACCACTAGGATTAGGAGGATTTGAGCCTGTATCGGGAGTAACTATAGTCATTCCTTTTCTATTAAATTCTGTTAATTCATTAATGTCAGGTGTATTTTTAACATTATAATAATTATATTCTCTCATAAATATTGAATTACTAGTCAAATTTACATATTCTAATAGTTGTTCATTTTCGATAAATGCTGGATTACTCCTATCCATTACTAATATAACTTTATTTTGTAGAGACATTAGTGGAACATTTCCTAAATTTTTACCTCCAATTTCATAACTATATTCCTTTCCAAGCATAATATCATTATTAGATTCGAATATGTCTGCTAATTTAGAATACATTTCTTGATTATTACTTTTACATCTTAAATGAATAATTATAGGATCTGTAGGATTAGGACAAGTTGAACCTGAAAATGCGTAATTTCTTATTGTATCCATAACAGAACCAAAATTAACTGAATTAAATGTTTCCTTAACATAATAACTATCTAAAGTACTTGAAGATACCACAGGTTGATTATTAACTGAATAAACTTCAAAATCTAAACATCTAACTCCTTGTTTTATAACTGCTTTAAGATTACAAACATTTACGAAATCATTTTTATAACTACCACCGGAACAAGCATTATAAGCAGTTTTTATATAATAATCATATAAATTACCACTACAATCAGGATCACTAGATGTTATAGGTCTGATATTACCATCAACACTGGAATATAAATTATTCATATAATGACATTCCCTACTTTCAAGTCTACTTAGATAAATCATATATAATATAAAAATTATGACAATAATTCCAATAAATAAAATTATCATATATGATTGGAAGTCTGTATCTAAAGATTTTATTTTTGATAAATAATCATTTGAATTTGAAGACATTATTAATATATTATATTATTTTTAATTTTTAGAAATAATATTTTTAATTTATTATATGATGAAATAAATAATTAAAAAATAATGATACTATATACTAGATATGCCTGGTGGTCTTATGAATTTAGTCAGTCAAGGACAACAAAATGTAATATTAAATGGTAACCCAGAAAAATCTTTTTTTAAATGTACTTATAAAAAGTATACAAATTTTGGAAAACAAAATTTTAGACTTGATTATGAAGGTACTCCTGTATTAAATTTAACAAATGAAAGCACTTTTACATTTAAAGTGAAGCGTTATGCTGATTTATTAATGGATTGTTATATATCTATAACATTACCAAATATTTGGAGTCCAATTATGCCTCCTCAAGCTGTTCCTCAACCAGATGGTACAAATACATACACGGATTGGGCACCATATGAATTTCAATGGATTAAGGATTTAGGTGCCCAAATTATAAGTCGAATAACAATAAATTGTGGTAATCAACAATTACAACAATATTCAGGACAATATATTCTTAATTCAGCTAGACGAGATTTTAGTGGTAGAAAATTGGCACTTTTTGAAGAAATGATAGGTAATATTTCTGAGTTAAATGATCCAGCAAATGCTGGAGCGCGTGTAAATGCGTATCCAAATGCTTTTTATACGACAAGTCCAGCTGGAGCACAACCTTCTATTATGGGACGTACTCTCTATATACCACTAGGTTCATGGTTTAATCTTCTCTCTACACAAGCCTTTCCTTTAGTAGCTCTACAATATAATGAATTATGGATAAATGTTTCATTTAGACCAATAAATGAATGGTTTACTATTCGTGATGTGATGGATTATACAAATAATTATCCAGTAATTGCTCCAAATTTTAATCAATTTTACATGCAGTTTTATAGATTTTTACAAAAACCACCAGATGAAGAATTAGGTCCAAATTCCTATGTAGATACAAGAACAAATTGGTTTTCTGATATTAATTTAAATTGTACTTATTGCTTTCTCTCTGACGATGAATCAACAATCTTTGCTAAAAATGAGCAAAAATATTTATTTAAACAAGTTTATGAAAAACCATATTATAATATAACTGGCGCAAATAAGATAGATTTAGATTCAATTGGTATGGTAATAAGTTGGATGTTTTATTTCCAACGTAGTGATGCTAATTTAAGAAATCAGTGGTCAAATTATACTAACTGGCCTTATGATTATATGCCACAAGATGTAACACCTGCTCCAACAGCAGGAGATTATCCTAATCCCAATCCATTAGGACCTACTCCAATAGGCCCAGGCTTAAATCCTGATGGTACTTTATCAGGTTTATATTATACAGGAGTATATAATCCACAAAATTTAAAAGAAATTTTGGTTGCAATGGGTATTTTATTAGATGGTCAATATAGAGAGAATATTTTACCAGCAGGTGTTTATAATTTTGTAGAAAAATATACAAGAACAAGTGGATTTGCTCCACCTGGACTATATTGTTATAATTTTTGTTTAGATACAGATCCATTAAAAATCCAACCATCGGGTGCTATGAATATGAGTAGATTTACAAACATTCAGTTAGAATTTACTACTATAACTCCACCAGCAGATCCATATGCTCAAGTTTTAACTATTTGTGATCCAAATACAGGTGATATTATAGGTATTAACAAGCCAACATGGAGAATTTATGATTATAACTTCAATATGTATTTGATAGAAGAGAGAGTAAATATGGTGATATTTGTTGGTGGAAATGCTGGCCTTTTATATGCTACTTAATATTAAATAAAATTAGTTTACACCATTGAAGATTTTAGAACTTGTAAAAACCGCACCCTCAAAGTATTTTAGAAAAAATAACTTCACAAGTTATGAAAGACACTACATATATTTATATGTCCTTGGGTCGGAGGTCTCCTCCTACATTTGGACATTTCAGAGATTTACCAGTATCATTCTGGAGGAAGAAATCGGTTTAATCAACCCTTACATTTAGTAAGCCTACCCAAAATTTACACGGAATTGATTATGTCCAACCTTCAAGGTGTCATTTTTACAAGTTCTAAAATCTTCAAGGGTGTAAATAAATAATAATATAATCACTACTCTTTTGATGAGGCATATATATTATTTATTTATAAAATTGAATTAAAAATTTGATAATAAATAAAGTATACTAAACATAAATGAATATGGAAGAACAACTATTACCTATTGTTCTATTTGGAAAATATAAAGATAAGAGTATATTAGAAGTATTAGCAGATGAAAAACAAATTTTAATTTGTTTTTAAAAAAAATTGATTAAATAACTTTAAAATATATTAAAGTTATCTAATAATAAATATGATGCGAATTATAACAATAATTAAAAATATTTTACATAAATCAGTTGTAAAACCTCCGTTAGGTAGATGGAATATCGAACAATGTAGTAAAAAATTAAATAAAAAAATAGATTTGGCAAATGAAGATCATTGTGGTCCATGTGGTAAATATGTAAAACTAATATTGGATAAAAATAATATAAATTCTAAAAAGTAAATATAGTTCTTTAAATTAGTTTTTAAATATATTTATATTTAACTTAAAGACAGAATACTACATAATGAAGGAAAATTCTTTAAATTCTGAAAAAAAATCAAAAAAAAAAGTTCCCTACACGTGTAGAGAAAAACAACGATTTCAAAAAATGAAAAGTATTTTAACTTTTAAAAAATGGACAAAAAAAATGTCCAATTTTTGAAAGTCCAGATATTTTATGGAAAAATGAATGAATTGTGACCATAATGAAAATTTATCGTCTGGTCACTTAAAAAAAAAATTTAATTTTATTACGATATTTTTTTTTATAAAAACTTAAAGACTTTTTTCTGTGGATACAATATGGAGACTTTGGAGCCAAATATTGAGCAAATTGAGCAAAAAATGAGTAAATTATTTTGTTGTATAAATTGTCACTATAACACATCACGTAAATTAAATTATGATAGACATCTACTAACTGATAAACACAAAAAAAGGTCGATGGAGCCGAAAATCTACTCAATGGAGCCAAATATTGAGCAAATTGAGCAAAATGAGCAAAAAATAAAATTTACATGTATTTGTGGTAATATTTATTCATATAGTAGGGGTCTATCAAAGCATAAGAAAAAATGTAGTTGGATAAATGATAAAAATGAATCCTACAATAATGGAGGGGAAATTAAAACATTAACCAATCTTGTTTTGGAGGTAGTAAAACAGAACCAAGAACTTACCAACAAAATTGTAGAAATGTCTGGAAATATGAATAATAACACCTTAATCAATAATCATTCTAATAATAATAATAAAACTTTTAATCTTAATATGTTCTTAAATGAAACATGTAAAGATGCTATGAATATTACAGATTTTGTAGATTCACTCCAGCTTCAATTATCAGATTTAGAAGATGTAGGTAAACTTGGATTTGTAGAAGGTATATCTAACATTATTGTGAAGAATTTAAAAGCGTTAGATGTTCATAAACGCCCTGTTCATTGTGCCGACAAAAAACGCGAAGTAATTTACATCAAGGATGAAGATAAATGGGAAAAGGATAATGATGAAAAACAACGACTACGTAAAGCTATAAAAAATGTAGCATACAAAAATGAAAAACTTTTGCCAAAATATAAAGAGCTTCATCCAGGATGTAATTATAGTGATTCAAAATATTCAGATCAATATAGTAAATTAGTAATAGAAGCTATGGGTGGTTCAGGAAATAATGACTTAGAAAAACAAGATAAAATAATAAGAAATATAGCTAAAGAAGTAGTAATTGATAAGACTTAATAATTAGATGGTAATGGTCCATCGCCAATAAATTCACCAGTTATACTATACATTGGGGGATAATTAGGCATATATTGTAATTGATTTGGCTTATAACGCTTATTAAACAATTTTTGACCTTCATTAAATGAATTTCCCCAAGTATCATAACCAAAATTAGCTTGTGGTGGTCTAGCATACATATTTTTTGTAATTACTTTCTCTCTAGTTCCATAACCAGTTGTTAATGGTGAATAAGTAGGTGTAACTCCTACAGTTAATTTTCCAGCATCATCATTACCTGGTATACAACCATTTGTCTTAGAAAGAGGTGGTGAATATGGTTGACATCCTGGGCAATCAATATCAGTAAAACATTGTTGACCAGTTATGGCACATCTAGCATTAGGTCCACAAAAATTTTGACAACTATATTTTGTAGTTAAGGGTAAATCAATTGTGTGACTAGTTTTTGAACTCTCTTGAATAGGACCACCTGTAAAACATTCAACAATATAGTTTTGTTTAACTAAATAATCAATCATATAAAAAACAATAAATAATAAAATTAACATAATTAGTAGTAAAAATATATTAAATTTCATATAATAAATTGATATTAAATTTTTTATATCAATTAAATATAAGTAATGTCAGATTCTAATGATACAAGTACTATAGATGAAAAAAAAAAACAAGATTCATCTTCCGGTTCAATAGAAACTTATGCATCTAAAGTAGTAGGGTTTTTAATTTCTGTTATTGTAGCAATTATATTAATTTTACTATATTTTTCAAGTAGTTCTTTAATATTATTTATGTGTAAAATAGCACAATCGAATATTTTACCATCTGAACCAAATTGTGCTCCTTATACTGATACTGAACCATCAATTAATCCAAGTCCAATAAAAACAAATATTTTTACAACATTTACTGATCCAGAAATGTCTATGAAAATGGAAATACCTTATGATATTAATTCAAAAAATAAATTGATTGAAATATTAAAAAAATACAAAGAAAAACCTTCATCTAACTTTTTAGCAAATTATTTTATTTCTATTACAGAATCCATATTACAATTTAATTATTCAGCAATTAACACAATTATGAATTTAATGAATAACACATTTCCTGAACCTGCTATAATTGGTATTGGTCCAATCATTTGTGGTTTTTTATATGCTTTTGGAGTTTTAGTAAATACACTTTATTTCATATATTTATGGTTTGTAAATATGTCGTGGTTCTTTAAAACAAATACAAATGATACTAGTGATGGAAAACCACAATGGAAAGAAGTTACGCTTTTAAGCCCAGTTAATTGGTTTTTTGGAGCAGCGTTATCAGTACTATTTGTCTTTTTGCTTATATTCGGATTTCCAATTGTTTCTATTTTACCAATGGTATTTTTTCATAACTCAATAATTTCAACATTATTTATGAGAGCCATAATGAATGGTAAACAAATAACATCATTTACTATTATAAAAGAAGCTTTGAAACATTATAAATTAACAATTGTATCTGTAATTAGTATATTTGTTATATTATTAGCATTTTCAAAATTGGGACATATTCCTGGGATATTTTCAATATTAACTCTTGGATTAATATATTGGGGAATAATAGGAATTGATCTTTTTAATCCAGTTAAAGAAATAAATTTATCAGAATCTGTTAGTTATAATCAAGCAGTTAAAAAATGTCCAGTAAATAGTAAAAATATTGAAAGAGAAAAACATGGATTATTATATAATTTAATATTTGGTTTGAATCAAAGAGGTGGAAATATAACAAAACAATTAAAAAAAATTGGTAAGAATATATAAAGCAAATAATATAAATTTAATACTACTTAAATAATAATTATTTAAATAATCTAATGGGTAAAAATAAGACAAAATTGTCAAAACATCCTTTTGTAAGTGTATGTACACCAACTTTTAATAGGCGACCTTTTATTCCTATTATAATTAAATGCTTTGAGAATCAAACATATCCAAGAGATAAGATGGAATGGATTATCGTAGATGATGGAACAGACAAAATTGAGGATTTAGTAGCTGAACTTCCATATGTAAAATATTTTAAATATGATGAAAAAATGACACTTGGTAAAAAAAGAAATATATCAAATGAAAAAGCAAAGGGTGATATTATTGTTTATATGGATGATGATGATTATTATCCTCCTGAAAGAGTTAAACATGCTGTAGAAATATTAAAAGAAAGTAAAGCTTTATGCGCTGGTTCAAGTGCTATGTTTATATATTTTAAACATATTAATAAAATGTTACAATTTGGTCCATATGGTCCAAACCACGCAACAGCAGCAACATTTGCTTTTAAAAAAGAACTTCTAGAACAAACAAGATTTGATGAAGAATCATCAGTTGCCGAAGAGAGAAAATTTTTAAAAGAATATAAAATACCATTTGTTCAGTTAGAATCAATAAAATCTATTTTAGTATTTTCACATGATCATAATTCATTTGATAAAAAAGAATTGTTGAAACAAATGCCAAATCCTAATATTCATGAGACACCATTATTACCAAAGGACTTAGTTAGAGAACCAGAGATTCTGAAGTTTTTTATGGAGGATATAGATACACTATTGAATAATTATGAACCAGGAAAACCAGATTATAAACCTGATGTTAAAAGACATTTAGCTAAAATTAAAATTGAACGTGAAAATAAGATCCAGGAAATGATGAAACAACAATCTGAATATAAAGACACAATTAATAAAATAACAATGATGTCAAATCCACTAATAGCTCAGCAACAATTAAATGAACAATCGATGATAATACAACAATTAATGTTTGAAAATAGTCAATTAAAAGAACAAGTAGAATACCTTAATAATAAAATTAACCAACTTATTACATCTCAATTAGAAAAATGTAAAAAAGAGAAAAAGGTTGAACTATCAAATAATGTACCAACAATAAATATTATTTAAAATAGTTTAAAGATAAGTAAATATTAAATTATATAAATAATTAAAATGTACCAAGACGATTTTTTTAATCCAGCAGACCAAAATGATTTCGATGAGCAAGATGAAGATAAGATGTTCGTGAAATCTAAGTGTCAAGATAGAGGATATAATATTATTTACAGAAAGGCTTTCAGAAAGGATGGAAGACAATACAATAAGAAAATCGAAATTTATACTTCCAGTGGAAGTGGTAATCACATTAGGGATGCTGAGACAGGAGAATATTTGAATTACATAGTAGGTTCAAGTGATGAGGATTTATTTTTTAAGGTACTGTTAGCAACTGGAGAATGTAGTAGTGCGAATGGATCTTATACTCTATTCTATGCTTCTCCTCAGCATTATTCAAACCATTTACTATGTGATGTAAACCCAGAAGTGACAGCAGCTTGGGAAAAAAAAAGAGACGCGAGATTGTTCGAAATCAAGCGTGGAAAGAAGCAATATTTTGAATCTGTTGAAGTAAGATAAATATAAAAGTAAAAAATCAATTTAAACTATAAATTTTTATATAGTTTAAATTAAAAAGTTAATCCTCAAAGTTATAAGGATCACTATCTTCTTCAATATCTTTATCAGTTGTTCCAGTAGCATTTTCTTTAATATATTTTTCAATATATCTATAAATACGATTAATATCTAATTTACCAATTTCATAGTTTTCAAGAATATTAATAATTTCATTATTTTCATGATTATTAGTAAGTTCAATAAAAAACCCAAATAAATCCTTTTTGTCCATTCCAAGTTTTTGACATAATTTTTGTATAAAAAGTGAATTGTTATATTCAGTTGAATATTTGGTTAATACTTTAGTAAATCTAACTTCAGATGGATTATATTTATTTTTCTTTTTAAAAGTTTCATGATAAAGTTTATTATTTTTAAATGTTTTAATTAAAGAACTCATTTCGTTAAACTGCCATATTTGTTTTTGAAATGTTATCCTATCAATATAATCAGCAAAGCATATGTTATCAAGTTGTGAGATATAAAAAGGTATAGATAGTTTTTTATCGAGTTTTTCAATGACATCAATAATATTTTCATGCCATAATAACCCGACACTTGTTCGATCAGTTTCATTCATAATATTATTATGTTCATTAAGAGGGAAATATTCATTTATTAATTTATTAGTAATTTTTTTAGTATCATCATTATAAGATTTAATTTGAAAGATATTATCTATAACTTCACATGTAAAAAGTTGAGGTTTATTTTTATTAAAATTATACATATTATTAAGTTTTCTAAGATCACCTTGGATATAAGAAATAAGTTTAGTTTTAATTTCAATATTGATAGAAGGCATCAATTTATTAATAATATTAGCAACTTCTAATTGATTTGGTGTTTTGAGTTCAATTGTATTACAAACTTTCATAAGTTCTTTAATTTTTTTATCAACACGATAATTACCAATACATATAATAGGATTCATAGTAACTTCTTCTAATTTTTGTTTTTTTGTTTTTTTTGGACGAATAAGTTTAATGAGAGAATTAATGCCACCTTTATCGCCATTATTCATTCCATCAATTTCATCCATAATAATGGCGATTTTTTTGATTTTTTTATTAAATATACTCATAATATTTTTATCAGACATATTGTGTTTAATGATATCTTCAATAACTGATGTATTTCTAATATCACCAGCATCATATTTAATAATATCATAATTCAAATCTTTAAGAATATTAGTAACAAAAGTAGTTTTTCCAGTACCAGGATCACCATAAACATAAATACCTTTTTTAAATAATAAATTATTTTTATTAGTTTCAAATTCTTTAAGAATATTTTTAATGTCTTTTTCTTGTTGCTCTCTATTTAAAATTTTATTAAGGTTTAATTCTTCCATTTTATATATTTAACAACATTCTTTTTATGTAGATTTCTACACAAATCACGTTTTATTAAATAATGTAGTAATATTTCTCTGCATCGTTCAGAATTATTTTCAATAGAAAAATTCATAACAAAATATAAATAATTATTGAAAATCATATTTTTATAAATGTATTGTTTATTTTTAAGCCATAAATTAAGATTCTCTCGAACAATTCTTTCAAAAACGAAATCATTATCACGTCTAATAATATCACGAGTATAATTTTCATATAATGGTATAGATTGTTTGACATAATGATGATATGAATCATAAAAAGTTTTATTAAGGAAAACAAGCTTATTAGCAGGTATAAATTCTTTAATTAATATAATAATATCATCAGGTAAATTAGAAATATGTTTCATTATACATATAATAATTAAAATATATTTATAATGATTAATTAAATAATTAAGACGAAGGAGTTTGACAAGGGTTATTAACACCATAAGTAATTCCATCCCACGATACTTTGCACTTCTTAGCCCATTGGTATTTAGCACATGTGCCATTAGAGCCAGTAAACGCAGGGCCATTAAAATCTATTGTTAAATGTTGTTTTCCACTTTGAGGGGGACAAATTCCTAAATCTTTTATATTAGTACAAATTGCCAGATTTCCTGAACCATCACTTATCCACCAATCAGGACAATCAGGTGTCATTGGTGGCCAAGTAGTAATATTTGCCGACGAAAGAGCAATTCCTATGAAAATGAGCGCAATAATTAATATAATTATAGCGGCAAAAAGAACAAATTTTTGAAAACCATCCATATAAAATAAATAAATATAATTTTTTCTATTTACTTATTTTATAAAATGAATAAAGTAAATAATGGACGTGTAAATATAAAATCACCAAATACTTCAGCATTATTTCAAATGTATGATAGAATACCGGCAAATCAATGTGTAACATTTAGGAATGCTACCGAAGGTTTATGGAATGATACATCTTTATCACAAGCTTTTTTCTCTCGAGATAACATTCAAATAATCCAAAATGGAATAAGAGCTGGTGTTTATTATAGATCAAATGGTCAATATGTAATTGGTCCTCAAGATTGTGATTCTATAAAAATTATAATGAGAAGTGTTTTCTTACAATATTCAGCAAATCAATCATCTAACATTCCACAACAAATTGAACAGCTTAATAAGATTGTATTAAATTATTGTATACAACAAGTATATAGCGAGGCTCAAGGTTATATGAAATATATGGATGATGTTAGCACATTAGTAGTGCCAATTGCTCATCCAGTTCAAGCATCAAATACTGACAGACAACTTGAATTAAAGAGTTGGTTTTAATTATTGCTAATAAATATTAATTTAAATACTTATTTATATTTATAGTTATGGATGATAAAATAGTATTGATATGTGCGACAGGTCGTTCAGGATCGACAACAATGCAGCGTTTAATAAATACAATACCTAATTCAAATATATGTGGAGAGAATTATGGTGCCATAAATTCTCTCCTTGAATTTTATCGAAGACTAAAAACAACAACAGCTGATTATGTTCCAGGTCATTTGACACCAGCAACATTTGATTACATACTAAGTAAAAATGTAAAACCATCTTGGTATAATTCTTACAATTTAAATCAAATGGTTCAAATGATAAAAATAATGATAATAAATATGTTTAAAAATTCAGAGAAAACAAATATTTGGGGATTTAAAGAAATAAGATATGATTCAGGTAATATAAGTTATATTAAAGATTTTAAGGAATTATTTCCACAAACAAAAGTTATAATACAATTTAGAGCAGATTTAAGAGCACAATGTAATAGTGGTTGGTTTAAAGGTGATAAAAAGGCATTTGATTATCTACATAAAAATACAAAAGAACTAATAGATTTTGGAATTGAAAATAAGGAATGGTGTTATCTAACTAGTTTTGAACGAATGTTTGACAGGAATAATCTTAAAAATATATTTTCATTTATAGGATATGGAGAGAATTATGATGAAAATAAAATAACAGAAGTATTGAATAACAATATAAAGGATTAATTGAATTTATTATATTTTTCTCTCTAGCTTAAGAAACAAAAAATCATTTAGAACAATGATAAAGACTTGACAACTAGTTAGATACAAGTTTTTATATCAATCTTGGAAGCCAAAAATGTCGGCTTTAAATTAAGTATTTGAATATATATTAAATAAAAATATATATTAAAAGTCTTTAATTTGTAAAATTTATATTATTTTATATTTAATCATCTTCAACAAGTAGTGTTTGTTTCTTTACAACTTTCTTTACAGCATTCTTTGTAACACTTTTCTTTTTTGGCTTAAAATCCTCACCATTCATTACTCTTGTTCGTTCTTCTTTGTATTCAATATATTGTTCTTTTAAAGTTTCTAATTCATTCAACCACATCTTATTAATAGATGTAGACTTAACCATTTCTAATTCTACTTGTTTATCACCACGTTCTTTATTTAATCTTTCTACATTTTCTTCAGTGACTGAATCCATAGGCATTTTAGTCAAATAGTGATAATTAATATCATCACCAATAATATCATATCCTTTAGTTTGTAACATCTCAACAACTTGTTCCTTCTTCTTCTTACGCAAATCAATGGTACCATCTAGATTTTCCTTAATATATTTAGCCTTATTAGTAAGGATTATTAATTCACGCTCCAAGCTTTCAATCATATAATCTTTTCTAGTTTGAAACAATTTTAATCTTACATCATAATAAGAGTCAATAATATCAGAAACTTTTTCGAATTTTTGTAAAATATCATTCGCATCAAATAAGTGCATATTAGTTGTAGTATTAGTAGTATAAAGCTTTAACAATTTTTCAAGTCCGTTACATCCATGATCACCTTTAGATTTTTCCAACTCTTCTAATTTCCCTTTGACAAATGTAATAGTAAAATCAACATTTGTATCTTTACTCATATCTTCATAATCCTTAATAATTGATTGTATCTTATTCTTATCCTTATCTTCACCAGGACTAATCCAATGTTCAAGTAATTCCTTAAAATCTTCAGTCCAATATCCAACAGGTAATTCAGTAACTTTAATTTTATCAACACCTAGTTTTTCATATGTTCCCTTAATTAAGAATTTATCATCAGAAATCTTTGTAATCTGTCCTTTAAATCCTTCATAATAAGGAATAAAATCTATATCATCTTCAAGCACATCTACCTTTGGTTCAATATATATTAATTTATTTTGTAAATATTCAATAATTTCTAATGGATTATAACACATGATATCTGTACTGAAACCAGTTCCAATACCTTTAGAACCATTAACAAGAATCATAGGAATAATTGGAGCATAATAAATAGGTTCAACAGATAACCCATCATCATTTAAATATTCAAGAATAATATCATCGGTTTGCTGAAAGATTGTTCTTGTAAGTTTATTTAATTGTGTAAAGATATATCTTTCAGAAGCACTATCTTTTCCACCTTGTAATCTAGTTCCAAATTGTCCATTAGGCATAAATAAATTAATATTATTAGAACCGACAAAGTTTTGTGCCATTCCAACAATAGCAGCATTTAAACTAGCTTCACCATGATGATAACCAGATTCTTTAGATACAATTCCTGAAAATTGAGCAACCTTAATTTCTTTATTAAGATTCATTTTAAATCCTGCGAATATAATTTTTCTTTGTGAAATCTTAAGACCATCCATCAAGTTGGGAATACTTCTATCACAATCATACTTAGAGAAATGAATTAACTCTCTATTAACAAATTCTTCGTAAGAGACATTTTTCTTGCTAGTATCAAGGAAAGCATCTCTATCATAAATCTTTAACCATTCCTTTCTATCGTCAGCTCTTTTCTTATTGAAAACCATATCAATCGCATCGTCAGATTCTTTACCATTAAACTGGAATTCAACAATTTTTCTATTCTCAAAATATTCTCTAAATTCCTTACCAGTACTAGTACCTAAACCTTTATAATATTTAATACTCCATCCTTTAGTATCATTTTGCTCTTTCCATTCTTCAAATTCTCCTTCATTATAGAAATTCAATTCATTAGAACCTTTCTTCGCCTTCAAAATTGGAGTATTCATAAATCCAATAAATCCAGGAATTTGCGCAAGTGTAGGCCATTCACATGAGAATAAATTAATACCAAGACCTTTAATATGACTACCATCTAAATCTTGATCAGTCATAAATAAAACTTTTCCATATCTTAAGTTCTTATTGACATCTTCTAAATTTAAATATTTTTTTCCAGTTACAAGACCAAGAATCTGCTTGATTTCAGCAATTTCTTTATTATCAGCAATCTTCTTTACAGGTTCACCACGAACATTTAACAGCTTACCTTTTAAAGGATAAACACCAACAATATTACGATCTTCTGATGATAATCCAGAAAGAATACCTGCCTTAGCTGAATCTCCCTCACAAAGAATAAGCATACAATCCTTAGACTTTTCAGTACCAGCCCAATTAGCATCAGTAAGCTTAGGAATACCTCTAACAGATTTACTCTTAGTTCCATCACTCTTCTTTGCAGCCTTAGTTTCTTTGACTTCAGTTAATTGTAAAGCAGTATCCATTACACCCATTTTAGCTACTTTTTCAATAAACTTATCACTGACTTCACATTTGGAGCCAAACTTAGATGAAGGTGTATTCATATAATCTTTAGTTTGACTATCAAATGCTGGATTTTCAATATCACATCTTAAGAACAATATTAGCTGTTCTTTAATAGTATTAGGATTAACCTTTGTCTTCTTTTTCTTTTCAATAAAATCAACTAATTTTCTAACAATTTGATTCAATATATATTCAACATGCTTTCCACCCTTTGAAGTATGAATACCATTAACAAATGATACTTGTACAAATTCATCAGCTGGTGTAAGAGCAACAGCATATTCCCATCTTCCTTCAGGACTATCTTCATGAACTCTTTGAGCAGTTGATTTATCACCAATATACATACTAATATATTGCTCAAAATTCTTTACAGGAACTAGAGAATCATTATATTTAACCTTAATATTTTTATCAGTTACAGCACCAATATCATAGACACGCTTCTTAAGTAATGATACCATATCTGATGTTAAACCTGAGATACAAAGTCTTGCGAAATCAGGCTTAAAAGTAATCTTAGTATATGGCTTATTTTTACACTTGGTAATTGAAGGCTTACAAATTTCATCTAAGTTATTTTTATATTCTTGGATATATTTCAAGCCGCGAATATGATCAATGGTTTCAATGCGACCATAATTAGACCAAATCAAAACTAGCTTGAATCCAAAACCATTTTTGCCTCCAACAATTTTCTTTTCTTCTTTATTATAATTAGTTGAAGTTCTTAAGTGTCCAAATACAAGTTCCGGAATCCAAACGCCATCTTTTTGAGCAACATCAATACCATTACCATCATTAATCATTGTAATTGATCCATCAGCTTCAATGCTAATATCAATATGAGTAACAGGCAATGCATTTTCAATATTGGCATCTACTTTGGTTTTCATTCTGACAACATGATCTCTACAATTTACAATACCTTCATCAAATAACTTAAATAAACCAGGAATATAATTAATATTTTTTTTAACAATTTTCTCACCATCTTCGCTGATAATCCACATATCAGCATCGATGCTTTCAACAGACCCAATATATGTATCTGGATTATCCAAGATATGCTGCTTATCAGTCTTCTGTTGAACATCGAAGAATAAATCAGTATTAGTGTCGTTACTTGTGTTCATTATTAGTATATTATGTACTTTTACTTTTAACTCATTTTTTAAAATCAATTTTAAAAAAAAATAAATAAAATATATATATAATTATGGCATCTTATGTTGCTGGTCTTATCAATTTAAATTATAAAGTAGCTAATTTTATTGAGCCAAATCCAAAAAATTATAAGATAAATAGAAATTTTAATACAAATTATTCAAATCAATCATATAAAATGAGATTATCTCAGGTATTAAAATTAGATGGATTTTCACAGAAAATAAACAGAATAAGTAGAATATCTGGAAAAACTCAATTTGGTAACTTTTATTTAGGTGAACCATTGAATATAAATTATTTAGGTAGAATGGAAGGTATGCCTGGTGGAAGTGGAACACCTCCAGTAAATAGATTTTGATTGCGTTTTATAACTAAATCCCGAAGGGAAAAAAATATTTTCTCATTTAACTTTATAATGCAAACTATAGGAACTCGCGCTCAAGTATGGCATGGAAATGCAAAAAAAACATCTGGTGGTTTAACTAAAAATCATTTAATGATGAATAAACATGGACGTATCGTCTCGAAAAAAAAGCATGCGTCAGGAAAGAAAACAATTAAACATCTTAAAAGTTTAGGTTATGTTGCTAAGAAAGGTGAATTTAAATTATTTCATAAAAGTAGAAAAATGGTAGGTGGAACTGGAGCACCAATGGGAACAGGTTCTGAATTGAGTTTTCCTCTTCAACAAGCATTGAGTCATGGTGGCCGCCGTAGCCGTAAAATGAGAGGTGGAATGGCACCTATGGGTAATGGTCCTATGGGTAATTCTGGAACAACTGGTACTGGTAGTGGTAATTCTGGAACAACTGGTACTGGTAGTGGTAATTCTGGAACATTAGCAACTGGTATGGTAGCAGATAAAATGATGAAGACAGGAAGTGGAAATGGAAGTGGAAATGGAAGTGGACCTATGGGTGGTAAAATGACAGGTGGTAGAAGAAGAATGAGAGGTGGAATGGCTTATGGTGGTCCATTATCTCCTCACTCATATGATGGTCAAGGAGTAGGAACATCTGGCGTTGCTCTTCAATTTGTTGCTGGCAATGCTTAAATTAAATTAAAATAAAATTATAATGTTATAAAATATTTATCATTATAATTTAATTATAAAACCACTCTGTTTTAATAAATTTTTCATAAACAATATATTCAGAAAATTTGTAATATAAATATTTCTCAAAATAACGTTTACTAACAATAAATTTAATAGAATTATTACTACAATATTTATGGTAAAAACCATATAAATCATCAAAACTAATCAATGAAAGTTTATGATTATTTTTAATTTGTTGTTTAATAAATTCAATAGAATTGTCAATATCATTTGATTTATTCCAAATGGATGATGTAACATTTAAAACAAACTTTTCTTCAACAATTTCAGACGAAAAGAAATGTTTTAAAATTTTAATAATATTTTCTTCACTTAATGTTGTTTTATTTTTAGTCCATAATTTAAATAAAGAACTTATTTCGTCAACTTCAAGTTCATTTTCAAAATCAGGAGAAGAAGAATTAGTTATAGTTTCATTCCAAAATTGTATAAAATCTTTATATAAAGGTAAGTATTTACTAGTAATACCAATAAATGAGTCAGAATCTTCATCAAATGTAATTTTATCTTTCAAAAAATTTTTTAAACTACTAGAAAAAATAACATTAGGTAAATTATTATTAGAGAGAAATTGTTTCCAAACAAAATGTAGATTTTTCCATTCAATCTTAAATTCATCTGAAGTTTTTTCAATAAATTGTTCAATAAATTTATCAATTAATCCATTTTCAGATGTATTTTTAAGTGTATAAGCATAATTAGTAAGTTCTTCATCGGATTTAGTGTTTAAAAAATTATCTGAACTAATATGTCTATTAGAATAATGAGCTGCAACACATAACAAATTTAAGCCGATTTTTTTAAGTAATTCTCTCCAATATTGATTAGAAAAATTTTCATTCATTCTGATTAATCTACAATTATTGAAGGTATGAGTCTCATGGTATTTAGTAACAAATTTATGAGCAACATTACCATTACCGATTGAGGACATAGCAACAGATTCTAACTCATCTAAAAATTGTCGCATTTTAGTACTGGTTATGAAAACAATATCTGAATTTTTTCTTAAAATATTATCACCAATAATGGTAAGAAAATATTTAGCAGAATTTTTTGATGAAAAAAATGTAGGATAAAGCGCATTTAAAATATTTTGAATAGTATCAGTTTCAGGAATTGATGTAAATAAATTTCTTTCTTTAATTTGTTTAATAATATTAGCTTTAGTCTTATGTTTCCATTGTAAAAGTGTTCTATCTTTTGATATTGTGGAGAGAAGTTTATGAATAATTTCATCTTCTTTAACAATAAAATAGTCTTGACCATTATATTCATAATAAAAGTTATTATTAGAAAGATAATAATAATTATTTTTACTTAAAAAAACTTGCATAAATATTTGTTGTTCTTCAGAAAGATATGTATTAAGATTTTGTTTTTTTTCACGATTTTTAGACTCATTTTCGAGTGTATTAGGTAAATAAACATGAACATGATTATATATTCTTTGTAACATATACTCATTGTCCTTGTACTTTTCATAAAGTTTTTCAACTGTTGACAAGCAATTAGTACGTTTAGGTTCTGTCATTATAATTAGTAATTAAATGTTTTTAAATATATTTAAATAAAAAACATATAAAATTATAGAAACAATATAATAGTTAATTCTCTTATGTAAATAAATCTAAAATATTTGTATAATATATGAAAATTAATTTACGATATTTACCTAAAAGATTAACTCGTAAAGATAGAAAAAAACAAGGAAAAGAGCTTATGAAATCTCGTAGTCTTTACAGAAAAGGCGTTTATCATTCTAGACCTAAAGTAGCTTCATTTAAGTCAAAAAAATCCAACCACATAATCAAGGCAGAAAAAATGTATCATGTTTATAAAATCGGTGCTACAGATGAATTAGCAAAAGCAACTGGTTGTTCTAAATCAGCTTTAGCAAAAATAATCAATAAAGGTGCTGGAGCATATTACTCATCAGGTTCAAGACCAAATCAAACGGCTCAATCATGGGGAGTAGCTCGTTTAGCAAGTTCTATTACAGCCGGTAAAGCTGCTGCTGTTGATTATAATATTTTAGAAGAAGGTTGTAAACCTAAATCAAAAGCACTTACATTAGCCAAAAGAGCAAGAGCAAAGCATGGTCATGGAACTAGACGAGTTCCAAAAGTCAAAATATAAATTTAATATAATTAAAAAATAATTGCGTTAAAATATTTAAACACATAAGTATTTAAAGATTTTAATTTAAAATTTACTATAATGTCCGCATTTTCAAATAAGAACCAAGTTTTAGCATCTACTGAAGGAAATGTCTTAACAATTAAGACTGTTCAAATTGCTCCATTTAGAACCTTAATGACTGCTTTAAAAGATATTTTATTAGAAACTAATATTACATTTGAACCAGATGGTATGAGAATTATAAATATGGATAAATCTCATACTATCCTAGTTCATTTATTTTTAGCAGCACAAAATTTTGAATTTTATGAGTGTAAAAAAGATAAAATCATTATTGGTGTAAATATGTTTCATCTTTTTAAATTAATTAACACTATCGAAAATGAAGAAACATTAACTATTTACATTGAAAATTCTGATTATGTTGATGGTATTGTATCTTATTTAACACTTAAATATGAAAATGGTGAAATTAAACAATGTAAAACTCAGAAGTTGAGATTAATTGAACCTGATCCAGAAGAACTACAATATCCTGATGTCACTTTTTCATCTATTATTAATTTACCTTCTACTGATTTTCAAAAAATTATTCGTGATTTAACTTGTATATCTGAAAAACTTGAAATTAAATCTGTTGGTAATGAATTGATTTTTAAATGTTCTGGTCAATTTGCTTCTGCCGAAATTCATCGAGCAGAATCTGATGGCAGTATGGGATTTATTTCAAAGCAAGATTCATCTAAAATTATTCAAGGAGAATTTTCACTTAAGAATCTAGGATATTTTATTAAATGTACTAATTTATGTCAACAAATTGAAGTTTATCTTGAGAACGATTTGCCTCTCGTTGTTAAGTATAATGTTGCGAGTCTTGGGAGCATACGTCTCTGTCTCGCACAATTGCCCTCAGCATAGTTGGATATACCCTATAATGTATTATATATTTATAAAACAATATATAGATATAATACCATATAATCTATGCCTCCTAAATATACATACAAACAAGTTCAAGATATTTTTTCTCAAAGAAGTTGTGTCTTATTGAGCACAACATATAATAATCAATTATAAAAATTGGAATATACAGCTTCTTGTGGTCACAATAACCATATTTCACTAAAAGAAATTTTAATTGGTCATGGGATAAAATGTAGGAAATGTGCTTTGGAAATACCAACATACGAATCAATGTCATCTTACTTTGAAAGTAAACATTGTAAATTATCTTATACCAAAGATGAATTTAATAATTATTATATTAATAATAGACAGAAATTAAATTATATTGCTTCATGTGGTCATGAAAATAATGTTAGTTGGAAAAATTTTAAATCTTTAAATAAAGGTATTAATTGTCCTAAATGTGTTAATGTAAATACTGGAGAAAAATTAAAAGAATTTAGAGCATTGGATGACAATAAAAATAGTTGTATACAAGAAATTAAATGTATTAATTACTTTAAAGATTTAGTAAGCAATAATTTTATAGTAACTAAAACTTTTGATGGTTGTAAGGCTGATATAGTTATTAAAAAAAAATGATGAAGAACAATATTTATAGTTAGGAATTCAAGTAAAATCAACTAATAAAAAAACTGAAAAAGACCAATATTATTTTAGATTAAACAATGGAAAATATGATAATTGTATTATTCTATGTATTTGTGAAGAAGACAAAAAAATGTGGTTAATACCATATGAAGAAGTTCAGGTCTTAAAAACTATTGGCATCGCACAAAAATCGAAGTATAATAAATATGAAGTTTTTTCTGAAAATTTAATTGAAAAATTAACTATTTATTATTATTTAATTAATAAATATGATTTTGATACATTAAATACCCCAACAAACAAAACACAAAAACAAGAATTAGAATATCGCAATCTAAGAGAGTTAAAGATTGATTTTATTGAATTTACAAATAATGAAGTTGAAGGATTAGTTTATGACTTTAAAATTGGAGAGAAAAAAGTTCAAGAAAAAGTAGGTTCTATTACAAAGAATAATCCAAACTCTTTTTTATTTAATTTAATTAAATATAAATGTAGAGTAAAAGGAAAATGCGTAAACCAAAGTTATCAAGAAGGGGACAATGATTTGTATTGGTTACATTGTAAAAATAGAAAGTTTTATGTTATTCCAGAAAAAGAATTAATTGAACACGGATATATTGGAAAATATTGTAAACAACATTTATACGTCTCACCAACAAATTCAAATACAGAATGGTGTAACAAATATTTATTTGATTATGATAATGTTGATAAGGAACGTTTATTACAAATAATTAACGAATAAATAATTACATATAAATAATTAAAGTATATATAATAATTTATTATAATTATTATATATAATGTCAAGATATTACGCAAATTATCCACAATATTTAGGTGCACAAAAATGTTGTGATTTAAGAACACAAGGTCCTGAAGGACCACAAGGACCCCCAGGACCTGCTGGTATTGGACAAAGAGGGATGACTGGAGCTGCTGGATCTACTGGACCTACAGGAAGAGGATGTAGGGGACCTACTGGTGAAGCAGGACCAGCAGGACCAGCAGGAGGACCAACAGGACCAACTGGTGATACAGGACCAACAGGACCAACTGGTGAAACAGGACCAACAGGACCAACTGGTGATACAGGACCAACAGGACCAACTGGTCATACAGGACCAACAGGACCAACTGGTCATACAGGACCAACAGGACCAACTGGTCATACAGGACCAACAGGACCAACTGGTGAAACTGGAAT